CTACTTCCTCGCAGCAGTATTTCAAAAACACCGCTGCGAATGAAAAATTCAGTGGGACTTATTGATGCGGGCTATCGTGGTGAGTTACTGGCTGCGGTGGATTCGCGCACAAGCGAATATACATGTTCAAAAGGAACACGACTCTTTCAACTCAGTAGCCCTGATCTTCTCCCGTGGGACGATATTCGTATTGTAGATACAATTCCAGGTGGACCTACTCTCCGCGGCGCAGGTGGATTTGGTAGCACGGGTTCAGGTGCGATTCACTCATCCGAAATGTCGTACTTTGTTTAGGTTTTGCTACAACAATTCCAAGAACTTGAACCATTCATCACAAGTTGAGCGGTCTGTATGAAAATAAAACAGTTCAGGTTTTTTGTTTACACAAGAAAGGGTCACATATTGATCGCTGATTCCTGCGACCTTCGCTTCATCGTATTCAATCAATGTTTCGTCATATAGTTTGCTAAATTCCCTCCAGGCTTGTTTGTTTCCATAAATGATGGCGTTCGCTAGACATACAAAATCATGCGTATAAAAGGGTTGCTTCACAATCGGGCGGATTTGCTGTAAATGGATATGATTATCAAGAATTATTGTATTCCGTGTGGTGAAATCAAGATAGGCGCTATACGATGTATCATTGCGTACACAACCTGCGTCGCACCAAATGTAGACATCGGCATCTGGAACAATCTCTGCTGCGCGCAACACAAACTCCTTCTTCTCAAACCAAATAGCACCCAGTTCTGGTGTATGAAACCAAGCAGAATCCCGTTGTTTTTGTCTTATCCAGAAATCTCTACCGAATTTTTGTATCGCTTCAAAATCTGAAAATTTCAAACAAATAAACCGAATATGACTAAGATCCACATATTTTGCGAACTCCTCTATCACGTCTGGTGTGGTGAAAAAGATAATCTGTTTATTTTTTGAACCTTGAAAGAATCGCAATAAATGCTGAAAATAAAACGCATGCGGTTGTTTGGAAGGAATCTTATAATAAGCTGATACGATACATGTTTTCATTTTATCGTATTAGACGTATGACCATTTTAGACCAAGCATAAAATGCCCTTAGGCCTGTGATAGTAAAAACACAATATGCTTTTTCCAATCTGCGAATGCAGCCGGACTCGCTAAGTATCCACTCACTTGTGTGTATAATTTAAGAATCTCACCCAATTCGTAAAGGGTATTGTTAAGCTGTATGTCTTTGTAGTGTTCCAGATACTCACCAAATGTAAACACCGATTTACCAAGCCGTAAATTAATATCATTATGAAGGTCCACAAACCAATGTTGTACAAATACGACTTGCTCAGTGTAGGAAAGTTTTGGAAACTCTGTAACGGCCGTTTTTCTCTCTGCAAGCCATTTATTGTAATGCCCTTTACAATCTGGACATGGAAGTATGTTTCCAGTGCCTAGAATTATCTTTCTCCACGCAATCATCTCATCACGTTGTGCTAGTGGGTCGGTCTGTGCGCCGGCTCTGCGCGACAAAGTATGGAGAAGAAGCCATATCTTCGCACCCCATTCATTTCCAATAGGCACATAAATTGGGCTATTGTTGCAATCGCACATTTGCTCCATAAATGGTATTTTTGCTTTTGAAATAAAACGCCGGGTCAGTATTTCTTCACTTGTACAATTGGTCCTTTCTGAACTCCCGTTCCAGATGATGTGAGCATTGGATATTGCTCCCCCGCCGCTTCCGCTAGTTCCTTCTGTCGGTCAATCTCCGCCGACCTTATCCACAATTCACGGCTTCCAATTTGAAAAGCAGGTTTCGGCTCCGCCTTGTAATAAAATACACAATCCTCAATCTTGTTTGTCTTAGAGCCATTGTGAATCACCAGACATTCGTAATTCTCGGTACATTGGTCCAGAATCTGACAGAAGAGTTCAAAATTGGGAAAAATACCTGCGAACTGGTCATAAATACGCTTGCGCGCCGTCACAATATTTTCGCGTAAGATAAAAACATAGTCCACTTGGCCACGAAGAACTGGGGGAATACCCATCACGTACTGAAGAGCGAGGATATACAGAATACCGTAATGACGACCATTCATGAATAAAGAGCGAATTCCGACATCAGAAATCCATTTATTGTCGTACATACAATCGTCCATAATCACCATATTGCGTCGGTCAATGGATGACTTTCCACGAACCGCCTCCTCCTTTCGCATCTGTTTCGTCAATGTCTCCTGCCGTTTCAGCACATTTCCTACAATTTCCGGGCTGAAATTGCTATGAATTAGCAAACTGGGTACCATGGAAGAATAAAACGAATTGGCGCTCTCCGTTCCAGAGATGACTGTACATACTGGAAATGCTTTTTTATGATACATAAGGTCCTTAATTAACCACGATTTCCCTGTACCACGTCGCCCAATCATCACCACAACGGCATCATCTGGAATCATCGCCATATTGAATTTGGAAAGTTTCAAATTAAATGTTGGCCTAGCAACTGTATTCTGCGCGGCAACACCAGGAAGAAAACTACTTAAATTATTGGGCGCAGACATTCTGATACACTACACTGCGGAAATGTAAAATATAAATCCCCGCGTCAACGCTTAGAAATGCCTGCTAGACGAGGAAGAGGACGAGGTGGAAAACCAGGAGCCGCACCACCGCACGCCAAAAATACGAAAAGTAAATTTCCGGTGGCTGCGCCTGCTGTCGCACAACTTCCTGAATCTCTCACAATTCCAATTCATTCGTCCACCTTACCGGAGATTTTACGTACAGGACTAACGCAATTTGATGCGATTCAACCGTATTGGTCAGGGCTGGAGAAACTGATGCCTGAGTCAGCGGGGACACACTCTATCTTCACAAATTGCTGGACGGGTGTGAGCGGAGAGTTGATTTCCGATATAAAAGTGAGTCCTGAGAGTAATTTTTACGGAACTCTGCGAATTCAAGGAGAGGAGAAACCGATTTTTATCAAGCGCATCCATTTGCTGGACGCTACACGCGCAATGGAAGGAGAGTATATTTGGCCACGGGATGGCGCCCTGCCTGCGCCATCCGAGTTATGGAAAACGGCGCTTGCTAAAATAAATGACCCTCTGAACGAAGCGTACGTAGATGCGCTGTTTGCGTTGTGTGCCGACCGACTGGTACGCAGTGGAATCAGCCCCCATTGGTGCCTATGTTATGGTACCTTTACAGCACGGGCCAAAACATACATGTACGATATAACCGATGATTACCACGATTTACGTTCAGAGCCTTGGTGGAAACGGAATCAGCGACAGGGACTCTTCACATTGGTAAAATCGGACGATGACGATCTTGAGGATGATACTAAGTTTTTTACAAGTGGTATCAGTGAAATTGCCGATGCCGATTTCCAAATAATTGATGCGGATGCGCCTGGCGGCGATGAACAATGTGAAGTGGAGGAGGTAGAACCAGCTTTGGAGGCCGAAGTGGTGAATCTGAAAAAACCGTCAATGAAAATTGAGAAATTGGAGAGCGGCGATGACTCGGACTCCGAGGAAGACGAAGAGATTCAACATCATGTAGCCTTTGATAATTTCCCCGTTCAAGTGAGTCTGCTTGAATGCGCTGACGGAACAATTGACGAATTGTTGGATGCCGAAGATGAGAATGATGCGACGATGGCGAGCACAAAAGAGGAGCGATGGAGCGCTTGGCTCTTTCAAGTGATTGCTGCGCTAACAGCGGCCCAACATTATTACGGATTTGTTCATAACGACCTTCATACCAACAATATTATGTGGTCCGGAACGGGTTTAACACATATTTGGTACAAGGTAGTGAAAGGAAAGACCTCGTATATGATGCGAGTTCCCACATTCGGTCGTATAATGAAGATTATTGATTTTGGCCGAGCCACATATACACTCCCTGAGCCCGCTGGTTTTATTATGAGCGATGCGTTCTGTGAAGGAAACGATGCCGGTCATCAATACAACTGCGAGCCTTATTATGACCAACGTGAGAAACGAGTAGAGCCGAATCCTAGTTTTGATTTGGGCCGACTCGCAGTAAGTTTGTTAGAGGCGCTCTATCCACAACGACCAGAGGCAGTATCACCCGTAAAAATAATGAGTCGCGAAGGAGCGAAACTCTACACGGAAACAGTGAGCCCTGTCTACAATTTATTGTGGGGTTGGCTACAGGACGACAACGGAAAAAATATTCTCCTTAACGCTGATGGAACCGAGCGTTATCCAGATTTTGACTTGTATCGCGCTTTGGCTGCCGAGGTTCATCATGCTGTTCCCAAGGAGATGGTAGAGAAAGAGGTGTTTTCGCGGTTCCGTGTCTCTGAGAAACTCTCTGCGAGCGCTGAAGACGCAATATACGTTCTGAATATATAATTCAATGAATCGTGTAAATTCTTAACG